TGGGTCCCCATAAGTCCTCATCGTGAGGCTCTCCTCTTGACATAAGTATTTATCTTTTTCGTAAAAATGGGTTATAATGTCCGTTAAAAAAGGCCTACCGTAGTAGACCTTTTTTAATAGTGATAGGTAGGACTAAGGATTACCTACAAGTGCCGTGACATATCCTGTCTACATAACTAGCACAACCTCACAATAGAATGGTTAGTTCTACTTTCTCTGCAACGCCTTGTCTCCAAGGTCTTACAGCGCCACCACAGCGTGTGAGTCAAGTTAATGCCTATGTGAAGCATCGTTTCCTTGCACTATCTAACTCAGACCGTCGTCTTTGTTATGTACTTAATATAGCATATACAAAACAAAAGTCAACCACTTTTTTTAAAAAAGTCATAAAAAAAGGCCCCGTAGAGCCTTTTTTCTTATTTTTAAAATAAAACTTAGCTGAAGCTTAGGTTTGCAGAAGTAACTTCTACTTTTTCTAGGTAGTCAGCTGCGTTACCAAGTGAAGACGCTGTGTTTGAAAGCTCAACATAACCGTAACGAGTCATGAAGCTCACGACTGGTTCGAATGTTGTTGGATCAAGTACAACACCGCTTGACATCAATGGGATGTATGGGCAGTAGAATGCTGCTGCGTCTGATTCAGATGAACCTTTGTAACCTACAAGTACATCATCGTCGTCTGCATATGTGTTAACATAAATGCGCATTGCGTTGTTTAGTGTACCAACCATTTTTGTGTTTGTTGGTGCTTCAAATGAACCTTCAGTAGTACGTGCAAACGCTGATGTTGTTGCTGATTGTAGTACTGTTAAGATTGCTGGTGATACAACAGCCCAGTTACCTGCGCCTCTACGTGTACGTTGTGCGATACGGTTTGCTGCACGGTTAACTAGAACCGCTAATGCTGCATGTTCGTCACCAACGAATGTAGCTGTACCAGATACACCTGCTTGGTTGTATGTGTCTGTACCTGTACCTGCAAGTGTTGCTAGGCTACGTAGTACTTCTTGGTCGATTTCAGCAGTAATCTCTTGTGCAAGTGCTGCCATGATTTCTGCTTCTACGTCGATACCGTGTTGTGACTGAGCGTCTTGAGCTGACTCAAATGTCCAACGTGCTGATAGCTTACGTGATTTAGCTTCAACAGTTTGCTTCAAGATTTGGATGCTTAGTCTATTACCAGCTGTACCTTCTTTTGTTGCAGTTGCGTCTGCTTTACCATTTGCATTACCTGAATAACCTTCAGCAATTTTAAATGGTGAAAGTGCTTCTTCACCTGCTGTTGTTGATCCACCTGCTGTACCTGTGAACGCATCTGCATAGCGTACACGCAATGTGTGAATCTGGCCAACTGGACCAGTCATTGGTTGAACACCAACGATTTCGTTCGCGATCACTGTTGGCATAACACGTCTGATTACTGGTAGAATCACACGGTTTAATGTTGCTACGTTACCTGCAGAAGTTGCACCCGCTGTTGCTGTCTCCATCAAATGCTTACGAGTATTTTCAAGAGTTGTTTCCATAACAGCTTTTTTGTTGCCTGAAAGGCCTTCGACTAGGGCACCTTTGGTCTCCTGCCAGCGACTTTCTAATAGTTCTGACATAATGTTTCTCCTTTATAATCCAGCTAGACGCTTAATATCAATGACATTTTTGTCATTTGCGTCTGCTTCATTATTGAACTTTTCTTTTCTGTTGCCTGTAATTTCTTTGCCTTCTGTTAATGGTGCCTTCTGCTTTGCTGGGCTCTTACCATCAATAACTGATGGTAGGTATTTGTCAAACGATTCACGTAGTTTCTTCGTTTGAACTGTTTCCAGTAAATCTGTCATGATTTCTCGCTGATCTTTACCTAATGGTGCAATCAACTCGTTCATTACTTTTGTACGCTCTTGCGCTTCTACAAGACGAGATACTTCTTGATCTTTTACTTCAGCAATATCTTTTGCTTTAGCAGCAAGATCTTTTGCCTCAGATAGTAGTTTGTCTTTAGCTGCAAGAACTTTTAATAGTTTTTGAGTTTCTGATTTTTCGTTCAAATGCGATGACATGTACTCATTTGCAAATGCTTCAAAAATCTTACGCCCAAAATCATTTTGGCGTGCTGAATCAATGTCTTCTTTCAACTGCGAAATCTCATTTGTCAATGCTTTTTCAACAGTTTCTGAAATCATTGCTGCACTTTTTTGAATAAAGTTTGTTTTAACTTTATTTAGGTGGTCTTTGCTTTCACGTACTAAACGTACTTTTGTTTCAGCAAGATCTTTTTTGTCTTCTTGGAACTCTGCAATCTCTTGTGAAAGTTGATCTACAACAAACTCTTCAAGAACAGCAAACTTGCTTGCCATTGCTCTTTGATCTTCGTGTAGTTCATTAACTTCTTTTGCTAAGTTTTCTGTTACAAATCTTTGCAACATACTTGCATTTTCTTTCATTGCTACTGCATATTTTGCTTTTTGTTCTGCAAGTTGTTTACGATCTTCATGGAACTCTGTCATTTCCTCAGCTAGTTTTTCAGTAACTAGTGCGTCAACGGCTTCAACCATAACACCTTTATCGTGCTCGTATTTTTTTGCAAACTCTTCACGCAGTTCAGCAGTTACAGCCACACGATTTTCATTAACTTTTGAATCAAAAGCTTCTTGAATTTCGGCAGCCATTTGCTCTGTGATTGCTTCGCTCTCTAAAAGGGATTTAAGTGCTTCCATTGTATTCTCCTTTTATTGGAGCCTGCTTATTATATCTAATAAGCTCTCTTTGATGTATTTTTTTGCCTTTGGGTCGCCTGTTACTTCTTTAGAAGTTAATAATGCCTTGTATCCACCTTTTTCGTTCATTATATGCTCGTAAATTGGTGTAGGATACGCACCGGGGGCGCTGGGCTGAGCCACAACGTCCACAGTGATTATTTCAAAGCCCGAAACATCTCCGGACTCGTTTACTTCACCGCTACCTCTAGATGAGACACCTAGTTTAACGCCGCTTTCTAGCATTGTTTTTACTAGGCCTCCCATCGGAGTTGGTAGGATTTTTAGTTTTCCGTAACCATTTGGTCCGTCCATCCACATTTCTGTTACCATGTGACATACACGATCAAGGTTAATATTAAGTCCTTCAGGATGATCAACTTCGCCTAAAACTGAGTAACCGCCGCTTATTTGCTCATTGAGCGTGGTGACAGCCCTGCCAATTTCTTCTACGGGATAAACACGCTGGTTAGCGTTTTTTACGCCGCCTTGAATGCAAATACCTTTCATGTAAAGATCTTTGCCTTCGTTGGCAGACTCAACGACCATTCTAGCTTGGTCAAAACTTAGATTTTCACGTAGTTGAAACATCATTTAGTCCTTATCTTAGCTGCCAATAGTTGATTTTTTATTGTCAGCAGTCTCTGGCTTGCCCTTTTTCTCAGCGCCGTGGCCAGGTTCGTTTTTCATGCCAGATTTGGCACTTGTACCGCCTTTAACATTTCTGTTACCTGCGTTATCTTCTTTTGTAGATGGCTGTGCTAAACCGCCTGCTGTACCTTTTGTATCAGCTTCGCCGCCTGCTACGATGTTTGACGTTGTTCCGCCCATATCGTTTTTACCTGCTACTGGTGATTTTGCGTTTGCGCCGTTGTCACCTTTTTTTGGTTCGTCTGCCATTTTGTTAGCATACTCACGCATGATTTCTGCTGCTGATTTGTCTGTTGATTCTTCAACTTCTTCATCTGCTGCTTCTTCTACTTCCTCGTCAGCTGCTTCTTCTACTTCCTCGTCAGCTGCTTCAAATGGCATATCCATTGCTTCTTCTTCAGCTTCGTCGTCATCGCCTTCATCTTCGTCGCCCATCATTTTTTCAAACTCGGCTTGTAGATTTTGGAATGCTGCTTCTAGATCAGCCATTGCTTCTTCTGGACCTTCAGGTGCTTCTTCGTCGTCACCTTCTTCGTCATCATCGCCATCCATGTCGGCTGCAATGTCACCCATCATGTCGTCTGTTTCGTCTCCGCCCATTTCTGGTGCGTCTAGTTCGTCTAGACCAAACATTTCGTCAAGGTCGTCTTCTTCTGACTCGTCAACTTCTTCATCAGTTGCTTCGTCTACTTCCTCGTCTGCTGATTCATCAACTTCTTCATCAGTTGCTTCATCAACTTCTTCATCAGTTGCTTCGTCTAGGTCATCATCTTCTGATTCGTCGACTTCTTCGTCTGACTCGATGATGTTTTGGTAAATCTCACGTGATTTTTCTACCACGATTTCGTGGAATAGCTCTTCTGCACCTTCTTTGTCTTCATTGACAAGACGCTCGAGCATTTCCTCAAACTTATTTAGATCAGTCATGATTATCTCCTTTATTGTCAAGGCTGTCAGTTATATTTACACTTTTTAGAAAAATATGCGTAGAAATGGGCTCATTTGAGCCTATTTTCTAAGCAGTTTAAGAAATATTAAATTGTTTTTTAAAATCTTTTACTGTAATATGTTCTAGATTTGGTATTCCTTCTAAGTTATCTGGCAAAAAATAATCTTTATCTTGCACAACTCTGATATATTTAGTACTAGAGTTTTGTCGTAATATAGTCATAGTTTGACGAGACCAGTTGCCAAAATACGTTGCTTTGTCATTAACTTTTTTATAGTTATCAGTTCCTGCATAGATATTATTAACTAGTTCATGTTTTCTACCTATGCCTTGGTAGTCAAAACCTAAAATATATATAATATCATTTTCATGTTTGCTTGCTAAGTTGAGTGCAGTAGGTCCGCTACTCCAACCTAAGTTAGGATTAAAAAGGTTTAATCCTGGTATGCTTCTTGTATACTTGTTAGGGTTAGTCCATACATTTCCGTGTTGTAAATGGTAGTTTTTGTTGCTTATTTCACGTATCATTTTAGTGTCTACGGCAATCAAATAATCTGGATTAAAGGACCTATACAATGCATTACAACCATATATTCTTCCGTGTGGTCTAAGTAATACAGGATCGATACTTTCTCTGCTAGTTCCATTGCCTAGAACAAATGCTGTACGTCCTATAATCATACTAGGACGTTCTGCTATTTCTTGAAGTTGTTTTTGTTCTTGTCTAGCTTTTTCTAGGCGCTTCCTGGCTTTTCTTTGTTCTTTGGTTTCGCCAGGTATATATTTTTTAACCAACTTAACTCCTACAGTGCTTCCTCAGGTTGCTGTGCTGCAATACCATACATTTGTCTTATATGCACTAAATCTTTTTGCGCCTCTTGTCTGTGCATATCATCTGCCCTACGTGCTTTGTTGATATCTTTAAGTGTAAGTCTAGTTTTACGTGTGTCATCCATATCTACAATTGATTCATCGTCTTCAGCATTATATCGCTGATCTTCAATAGGTTCCATTGTATCTTTGTCAAAGTAATATAGTTCACGTAATATCATAATGTATTTATGCTGTAGGTTCTACTTCAGCACCTCCTCCTACTACTGATGCATTATCTCCAGCCGATACATCATCATCGCCTGTGATTTCATCGCCTTGTGTATTTTCTGCATCTGCACTAATATCGCTGCCTGTAATGCCTGCATCTCTGAGTTGACTTGCTGCATCTTCGCCTGGAACTTGTAGTAGTTCGTCATTTTCTTCACGCCATAACTTTTCGTTTTCGGCAATCTCTTCTTTACTTAAACCTAAGAAACGTTGTAATGCAAATCTGTTTGAAATAAAAGGAATCTGCTGCATTTGAGCAAAAGTTGATATTCTATTGTTGTCAAGTTCTGCTTGACGGTAACTGGCAAAGTTTTGTGGAGGTTGTAATGTTAAGTCAAACATTGACACATCAATGTTTACACCTTTTTTACTTAGATATAGTTTAAACTCTCTGTTAAACACTTCAGTGATTAAACTTTGCAAACGTTCACAATAGTTGTTGAATCGTAGTTCTTGAATGTATGCTGTGCCTACACGCCCGTCATTATACTGACTTGCACTGTCGTCTGCGCCTGTTGGCAAGTAACTCGAAGGAATACGCAAACCACGTAGCAGTTTGTTTGTAAAATATTTCAAGTCATCAATTTCACCTAGGTTAGTACCACCTGGCAGTGTTTCAACTTTTGATCCACGACCTTCGGCAGTCTGTGGAAAGAAGTAGTCTTCGTTGATTGACAGCGGATTATAGCTTGAGTCTACGACTGTTTGACCTCCGCCTGTCTTGGATGGGATGCGTCTTTGGTGTATTTCCGTTTTAACACGCTCCACAAACTGCATAGCAAGGTGTGAAGGCATGTTGCCCACATCAACGTAGAATACTCTGCGCTCTGGCGCACGTTGGACACGATAGATAATAATCGCATCTTCAAGCAGTTCTTTCTGCTTGTACACTTTAAAAATACTTTCAAGTAAGCTGTTACCAAAAGGAAAGTTTTGATCAAGACCTTCACTCATTGACAAGTGAACAATATGATCAGCATCAACTGCTGTTTCATTTGACTCTGTGCTCCAACGACTTGTACCTGCATCAGGTGTTTTGCCTGTCATGTACTTTTGATCTAGTGTTTGATAACCTGGTTGGTTACCTCCTGGGCCATAAGCATTTTGTGTGTTGATCTTGGTTGCACTCAACCCTTCATAAGCAATATTTAAATCTTTAATGATAAACTGTTCAGGACGTTTACCTTCACTTTCGTTTACAATAACTTTTGTAACATTAGCAGGATCTACATGAAACCATTTCTGTGTTTCAGGATCTCTAATAAAAAACTGGTCACCATACTTGAATGTGTTTCTTACAATTTTAAAAATACGCTGCTCAAACTCTTGTATTTTGCACCATTGTTTCAAATATTGTCCAATGATTTGTACTTCTGAGTTAGTTGGAGATGCATTAAACTTCAACTTAAATGGTGTTTGATTTTCTTTATTTTTTTGCGAACAAAACTCTGCAAGTATATCAAGAGCAGCATTTACTTCTGAATCGTTGTCCATTGTGTTGTACTGACCATAACGCTCAATACGGTTAGGTGAACCAACATACACATCGGGTAAGTGACTGCTATAGTTTGCTGCTGCTGGACCAATACCTGTTCCACGATTAAAGGAAAATGGAGAATAACTTCCACTAGTGTTCATGCTAGTAGGAACAGGTGTAAAATGTTTTTTCCAACTCATACTTTTGCTCCTCTATAAAAATCTGTTGTCATGCCCCTTAATCCTCTTGCAGTCTTTTCGTTTATTTGATTACCAGTTGCTAATAGTTTTACCACGTGTAGCATAGTAGTATTTAACTGATCTACCTTATTTGCCAGTTGTTCTTGACTACCACTATAAAACGAATCTAGCATTTCTCCTGCTGGACTATTTCTTGGCACAATAGCTTCTTCGTTGTGAACCATTACAGGTGTACCTAATCCAAAATTTTCAAAACCATTTGTACCTATATTGTAAGCAGGTAGTTCGTTGATGTAATCTTGAATAGTACCTGACAAATAGCCTTGCATTTCTTGTAGTTGCTGACCTTGATAGTTGTTACTAACATAAGTTTTTAATGCCCCTGCTAGTGCAGCTTTTGCTTCAGCACTGGTGTACTGTCCGCTTGACTCAAGTTCTCGATATGCTCTGTTTATATAGGTACTAGTATTATAAGCGTCTAACATACGTCTTGGATCAAATGTTCCTCTAGTTGCTTGATTATAGAATAAGTCAGAATCTAGAGTGCTTTGTCCTATACCTGTTAGTGCTCCAAGTATGCCTCCTCCAAAGTTTTCACCTCCGGATATACTTGAAGTTGTGTTTGCACCACCGCCGTCTATTGCGTCTCTTGCTGAGTTTATGATAGTGCTAAGAAGTTCGGGTATTCTTTCATTAAACACTGTAAGTATACTGTTACCGATAGTCTCTGATAAACTAGCAAATGTGGCTGCATTATCACTAAGTATTTCACTTACTGCTTGAGAAATACTTGATAATATGCCTCCAGTTCTACCGCCAGTGCCATCTGGTCTAGTATTAGTTCCGTATATTAGTTCATTAATGTATTTTAATGCATTATCTATAACACTTGTACGCGGTAATGCATCGGGAAATAAAAGATCATTAATGTATTTTAATGCATTATCTATAACACTTGTACCCGGTAATGCATCAGGAAATAAAAGATCATTGAGTTTTGTTTCTATTTTTTCAAAAAAAGTAGGACCAGTTGATGCTGATGGAAATAATCTTTCGTAAATGTTAGAAAACAACCCGCCTACTCTGCGATCGGCACCCATT